TTAGCACCAGAGCTTGAACTCATTGAGCCACTGCGCCCAGTCATTGATAGCGCATCATTGGAAATAATGTTGCCACTGTTATTAGGGACGAATACCTCTGGGCCTTTTTCGCCAACAATGTAAGCCGTGGATGCTGAGACAGGGCCGCCGAGTGCGCGACCTGGAAGCGATGCTCCAATGATCTCGTTGATCTGGCGGTTGATCGTTGTCACCGTGATTGTTGTTGAGCGTTTCATTGAGTCTGCGAGGTTGTTCATCAAGTTCTGCAATGCTCGGCGCGCAGGGCCACCTTTGCCGAAGTTATCTCGGAAACCCTCGTAAGTTTTCTGTGCAGAGTCACGACCAGCAGCCCACCACTTATCAGCAGCGCCGATACCAACAGCCTCGGCAACATTTTTCACATCTTCAATAGCTTTGTTAAGTTTAGCCCTAAGCTCCTCACCGTTCGCACCCAACAATTCAGATGCCAATTGTGCGCCGCGCTCGCGCCCCATAGCCACAACAGCAGCGAATGCTTCCTCACTCAAGTTCGTACTGAGCAGTTTGCCAGTCTGGATGCCAAACGCTTCAATGCCCTTGGCCTGATCGACAATTGCGCCGACAATTGTGCCGCCACCTTCCTCAGCGCTAGTGGTTGCAGCTGAGAAATCTAGGCCGAATGCAGATGATCCGGTGATGGATGTCTTGAAATCGTTGTAGGCGGTGGTTGCTTTATCGAAGGCGGTTTTGAGTGTTTCACCAGCGGCAGCAATTTGCTCGTTCATGGCTGCAGTGAAAGTCTCTTTGAACTCGCCGCGCAATTCCTTGAGTGACTTGGTTGCCTTCTCAGCAGCGCCACCGCCGCCACCGCCACCAACTTTGCCGAGACCATCAGCAAATTCAGCAGCAGCAATGCTCGCCTGCCCTGTTGCTCTGCTTGCACCGGTAAGCGACGTGTTCCAACCGTCAACAGTTTGCCCAGCCAACTCCATTCCCCGGCCTGCGCTGCTCAAGTGATCAGGAAGTTTGCCGATGGAGTCGTTCGCGCCGCCAACGGCAAAGGAAAGTTCGTTGATGCGCGAGATTGTCGCAGTCCACGGAATCGCGTTGTAAGCATCAATCAACTTATTGACAAGTCCAATAGCACCGTTGACAAAATTCTCAAAGAATTTGATCACTCCATTGAATGCTGTTGAAATGAATTTAGGGATAGATAGGAAGGCGTTTTTCACACCTGTTGCTAAAGACTTAAACGCTGCCCCGAATGGCCCCAGTTTGTCTAATATGCCGCTGATAGCCCCAGCAAGGAAGTTGAACCCAATCTTAACTGCACCAACAATGATGTTGGCAAGCATTGTAAGGATCGTGGCAGCGATCTCAACGCCCTTAGCCATAATTTTGAAGTTCATCTCAACAGCCTTGACGATGCCGCCAATGACTTTCAACGTCACACCAAACACGCCACCAAGGTAATTGCCCAAGATTGTGAAATATGTTGTGACAATTGACCCTGTTTGAGTGAGTGACTTAAACGCCGAGATCAGCGACCCAAAGATTGCGCTGCCGGTTGCTTTAACCTGGTCAACAAACTGTGTGAGTGCGTTGCGAAAAAACTCAGACTTATTGTAAGCCAGCACCACAGCGCCAATGAATAGCGCGATTGCCCCAACCACAAGTGCAACAGGTGCAATGATCGCAGCGAAGCCGGCAGCAAGCCCGGCACCGGCAGGGGCAGCTAGTGAGGCTGCTGCACTCATTGAACCAATCGCAGAACTTATCGCGCCAAGCGCCCCAATGACCTTGCCGGCAATAAGCAAGATGGGGCCAAGGGCTGCTGCGACAGCAGCAAAGGCAACGATCAGGTTTTGAGTCTTAGGACTCAGCGATGCAAAAGCCTCGGCTATCTTTGTGACAAAAGCAGACACCTTTTCAACAGTTGGCGCGATAGCATCACCAACACCAATCAGGCTGTTTTTCAGTGTTGCCATTGCCTGACTTAGTTTGAAACCTGTTGTCTCTGACGCAGCCTCAAAAGCCGGATCGAGGTCGTTCGCGGTTGTGCTGGCCAACTCACCAAAGATTGATTCAGTAGTCTCAGCGCTCGCGCCGAGCAAATCCATCACGCCAATGAGTGCTCGTTGATTTCCGAACAGTTCTGCCGTGGCGAGAGTGTTGCCGCCAAAGCGTTCCTTCAAAAGTTTCAGCCCGGCAAGCAGCCCATCATCTGCGATGGTCTTTCTAATTCCCTCATAAGACAATCCAACAGACTTCAGCGCCTTAGCGCCTTTGGGGGTTTCCTTAGTAACAGCCAGCATGATGCCCTTGAGCTGCGTTGATGCAGTCGCTGCATCAGTACCAGTCCGAGACATCGCGGCCATACCAGCGGCTACTTGATCAAAGGGAATCTTGAGCGCTGAAGCAATAGGCAACACAGCGCCCATAGCGCCGGCGAGTGCAGATGATTCCAGCTTGCCCTGTTCAACAGCTGTGCGCAGGATCGAGGTCGCTTTGCCGGCAGATAGAACAGCGGGGCCATATGCGTTCATGGCTGAAGTTGAAAGGTCAGCGATTGTGTTGACATCGCCCAAACCAATTGCTGCACCCTTGAGGGATGCTTCTAAAGTTTCCATTGCATCGCTGCCGCGCAAGCCGGCTGAGGTAATGAAAAACATTGCGTCTGCCGCTTCGCTGGCGCTCTTGCCATACTGGGATGCCAGGGACTTGATCTTGTCCCGCATACCGTCCACTTCATCATTGGTCAGACCAACGAGGGAAACCATTTTTGTGAGCGAGGTGTCAAAGTCCATTGCCATTTTCGTTGCAGCAATACCAACACCGACAATGGGCAACGTTAGGCCAACAGTCATGGCTTTACCTGTGCGAGCCATGCCAGCGCCAATTGCAGACATCTTGGCGCCCATTGCAGTGAACGCACTACCAACTGGGGCAACTTGCTTTTCTAACGCCGCAAGTTGGCGTTTAGCTTGGTTGATCCCTTTGGCATCAAAACTAGATCCAACGAGCAGGTTAATCGAATTCTTAGCCACTGACTAACCCCTCACTTAACTAGTCCATATATCTAAACGAGACTGCGCATCTTGTGCAGCGTCTTGCAGTAACTTGTCAATTCTTGAACTTGCGTTTGATTCCAGATTCGATTCTTTAGCACCCCAGATGAATCGTGACTTAGGTGGGCCGGATTGCTTAATCACTTCGCGGCTGAATTGTGAATTACCTTTAGCACCTTTACCTATTGTCTGGAAAATAATGCCAGGCGTGTTCTTGGAAGTGATCAAACCTCGAACGCTGGCATTTTTGCTCGCTGTTGCAGCGGTACGCCGCACCGATGTTTTAATACTTCCACGCACCTCATTGCCGTTGAAGTCAATTGCTTCACCGCCACGGCGGTTCCACTTGCCCCAACCACCTTGACCTGAGAGTGAAACAATCGCCATTGGTGGAGTGCGTCGAACTGCCTCTGCTTGCCCCTCGGCAAGAATGAGCCGAATACCTTTAGTGATTTCGCCATATGCTTTTTTATCAAAGTAAGCAAGTGCATTGACAGCGTTCCCGACACCTTGAACTTTGATAATCATTTCTTGGATGCCTTTCGCTCTTCAACCATGCGCCACCGTAAATACCGTTCCATCGTGGTAATCATTCGTGGCGACTCCGCTAACACGCTCGCTGGCGCAATAGAAAACTCGTAAGCCAGGTGAACTATTCTGAAGTGTGCGGAGTCTTGTCCAAAGGGGTTATTTCTTCATCCTCATCAAAACCGACTGAATCAATGGTGAGCAACCATTCATCGAATGTGCCAACCTTGGGATCAGTGCGTTTCAACGAATGCCAAGCCAAGTAGCAGGCATCTGTGAAACGAAACTCATCAGCAAGGCGAGCAGCTGAACGGTTGTACTTTGATTCAAACCCAACGATGTCAACCGCCAAGACTTTCGCCTCAGCGGTTGACCCGTCAGCGTATTCAACTTTAAGGTTCATCTTCATAGCAACAATTCCTCTCCAATTGTTTTACAGCGGATTAAGCGCCAGTGCCGCGAGCAACTGCGCCGGTGATAGGAAATGACACAGAGACAGTGGCAAGATCGCCCACTGCGCTTTGCATTGGGGAATACTGAGCAACCAACACGTTAAACGTGTAAGCAGGGTTGGTTGCGCTCGTTGCAGCAGTGCCACCAGGTTGAATGCTCACTGCGGCTGTGCCACCGAGCAGCGGGTAGAGCAGCGCGTCAACGCCGCCAGCACCGAAGTCTTGATGAAATTCAAAGTCAACGGTTCCACCTTTAAGACCGCCAACGCGGGTGCGCCATGCTGAACCAAACGCCGTTGTTTCTACGTCGTCTGCTTCAAGTGAGATTGTTGCACTTGCACAACTAGCCGTGACCGTGCTGCCACCAACAATGATGACTGGATTGATTGTTACGAACTTTGCCATGATGATTACCTTTCTTTAAGCGAATACTGCAACGCGGAACTCGGCTGCAAGATATGTGATGTCTGCAATTACTAGATCCCCATAGTTACGGAGATCTACAACTCTCAGATCGTTGCAAGCGCCTGAGAGAGTTCTGTTTGATTCAATTGCTGTCTTGACGCTGCTTGCCCCAGTAGGGTTGCAATAAGTGTCAAGCTTGTTTTGTGCTGTGCGCTCGCTGACTCTGCCAACAATGCACAACACGGTGAACTGGTATGTGTCTAAACCTCTACCCATTGAAGTATCAAATGAGATTGATTCGGGTGAAACAATGGCAATGGGTGGCTTTGGGTCATCAGGGATTGTTGCTGATGTGCGCAGCCCTGAGATTGTTGCAAGGTTGGTTGCAATGCCAGCGCGAATTGCGCTCATCGTTGTCATGCAACACCGACCACGTTGCGCCGGTACGGGGCGAGCATGGCGTTGATGTCAGGATCAAACTTGCGAACCATCACAATACCAATTTCACCAAAGCCTGCTGCCCCTAGTGGACTGTCGAAACGCTTAAATTGGCGCAGCGACATGAGGACACATGCTTGCACAACATCGGTGGGAATCGTTGTGGCAAAGCCGAATGCGGCAGTGACCTTCACGGTTGTCTCACCGATAGGCGAAGTGGGAAACAAGTAATCTTGGACGGCAATAAGTTTGTTGGTGGGAAATGCCAGCCCTGCGGATATGCTGTTGAGTGGCTGGCGTTGAAAATCATTAGCAGTCCAGGTTTCGTCATAGACACCATCAACACCAGATGAAGTCTGAACAGCGATTGATGCGCCGGCAACGTCATCAATTGTGCAAGCGTAGGAATTGTCTGCAACGTAATAGCGGGACTCTGAGGTTGTCACATAGAAGTGGCGCTGGCAATGACCATCAATGAGCCGTGAACTTGATTCAATTGCCAACTCAAGCAGCGTGTCATCAATGTCATCAGTGATGCGCGCTGCCGCCTTAACGGTTGCTAGATCAGCGTAGCCGTTCACAATCGCCATTGGTTAATCCTTTGCTAGGTCAGTAAGTAGTGGCCGCCACATCTGCGCGTACACTTTGTCTGCGTCATAGTTGTCAACAACGAATTGCCGGGCAGTCATGGACGGTTTGCCGGTGCGCTGCTCGTATGCCTGGTTAAGCGCGTCAACAATGCCTGAGACACTCGGCGTTTGAAACCAAGCCGCTTGAGCAACATCCCACAGCGGTTGCCCCGGCACTTTCCAGCCATGACCAACCAACTCGGGCTGCGCGCTAAAATCAGAGACAATCACAGGGACACCACATGATTGAGCATCAATCACAGTGATCCCAAAACCTTCACCCAAAGTTGGTGCAAGTAGTACATCCATGCCGGAATAAATAACAGCGAGGTATTCGCTGGGGATTCCTTTGTGGTACTGGTACTGGTTCACGAATTCAAATTGATCATCGCGCAGACCAACAGCCTTGATCAAAGGGTCAAAGGGAATGCCACCCATCCCGCCGTGACGTTCGGTATGCAAGTACAGAAAGGCATCAGGCTTGTCTGCTGCGAAGATTGAGAAAGCAAGCAACTGCTCAGCAAACGATTTGCGAACGGGCGCAATGCCTTTGTTGTTGTTGTTGATCCCGACAACGAAAGCATCTTTGGGCGCTTTCATTATTTGCCGGCCAGACTTCACGCCGTTGGCAGTCAATATGTTGTGGGACGGTTTGAATACTTGTGTGTCAATGGCGTGTGGGATGTAGTCACACTCAAGACCTTGAGCGCGTATCTGCTGCGCGCCGAATTGTGACATTGCCAAAGCTCGCACATTGGGTTTGGTCAGAAACTGTATTACATTTTCAGGTGCTGGCGTGTGATCAATTGGCACCCAACAAACAACCGGCATGTCATCCCAGCGAGGGTGATCAAAGACCCATGCGTCATACAGCGTGAAAACAATCGGCTTACCGTCAGGGAATTCTCTGCTGTGTTCCTGCCAGTACGGGTAAACAACTTCATTGGAGTACGGGTCAAGTCCTTTGGGATAGACCGTCATTCCCTCCCAGTCACTGACTGTTCCCTCTAAACCATAGTTCGCAGCAACAGCAACGTGATGACCATCGGCAACCATGCGCGTTGTTACTTGTGCTGTTTGCGTTCCGTAGCCCGTAGGTGCCCAGGGTGCGTTGCTTGCCCAGAGTGCAGTGAGTTTGTTCACGGTTTCCTTTCACGGTTCACGGTTGTGTTAGTCGGTGGAAACCGATGGGCGCAACTGCCGTGAATCAATTGCGACCATCGGAGTGTGAATCAGTGCTTACGCAGCGTTGCCAATAAAGTGCTTGACTGCTTGAGCCTGACCGAGATCGCCCCACAAGCGAAGCGTTACGCGGAAACCGACCTCATCGGTGTTGAAGTACGCATCATCACTGCGAGCAATTTCGATGCCACCAACTTGGCGCACATGGTAGGAACTGAAAGCGCCAAACAGAACAGACTTTGCGCTAAGAGCAGTTGCAACCACGTCTGGGTTTTCCAGAACGCCGTAACCTGCGAAGGTGTCAGGATTGCCAGCAGAGGTTGTTGGCACATACAGGTACTGTCCTGCGGTGTCCTTCAACTTACGGAGCGCGCCAAGACTTGAACGACGCATCATGAAGTTTGCACCTTCGCGCACATAGTCAGAATCAACCGAGTGTGCAAGGTCAATAAGGTTGTCAGCAGTGAACGCACCCGTGAGGGCAGTTGCACCAGTAACGCCAAGGCTTGACGCCGTAACGACACCATTGGCTTGGGCCGTTCCTGTGCCGACCGTGAGCAGTGCGTTGGCACGAATACCAACAGACTTGCCAAGGCTTGCAGCGAGGTAAGACACAATGTCAATGCCAGAGTCGGTGAGCAGTTCGCGGCTCACCTTGGTAAGCACAGCAACCTTTTGCGACTTCAGCGTAATGTTGCTAAATACTGGATCAAGTGGAGTGATCGCAGTTGCTTCAGCAATTGCACTAGCGGCTGGGCGTGACGTTTCAACGGGAACCTTGATGTCTTCACCGGAAGCGGTGTTGAGTTGGGTAACAACGTTGGTGTCAAGCATTGGGCCTTGATACTGCATTTTCTGTTGCAGGATCGCATAGAACGACTGTGGCACAACTGCACTGTCATCGCTTGTGTTCAGATCGCGTCGCTCAAAAGTTGCGGTGCGAATTTCACCAGATGCAAGTGCGCGAACAACATCAAAGTCAGAAGCTTCACGCAGTGCGCGATCTTCCCGAACCTCTGGTGCGGTGCGAACAGCAGCTTCGATGTCAGCAGCCTTGGCTGCATCTTCCATCAGCCCAGCGATGCGAGCAGAGCGAGCATCAATGTCAGCGTTTGCGCGAACGTAAGATGCTTCCTCTTCAGCGTTAAGATCACGCTTTTCTTCAGCAGCGCGCTCAAGAATTGAGCGAGCTTCATGCAGCGCGTTGCGGCGCAGTTCTTCCTGTTGCTTTAAGTAATCCATTATGGATTCCTTTCTAAGTAGTGTGAGTGTTTTGACAATCCGCGCCGGCTCCGGCGTCGGTACGTCCAGCGGCTCCGCTGTAACGCGAGATCACTAAATGTCGTATTTTTTAGCGATCAAATCTAGTTGCTTCATCAGCAGCGCGACAGGCGTATTCGCTGGCGCTACTTCCTCAATGTCAAGTTGTGGGGATGAGCGATCAACGACAGTGCGCAGCACATCGGCTTGCTCGTCAGTAAGTTGCTCACCAGATTCAAGGGCTGCGATTGCATCGGTCAGCACAGCAACGTCAGTCTCGGTGCGGAAAGCAATAACGCTCAAGTTGCGTACTGATGCGGTTGTTGCCGAGTAAGCGGCAACGCCGGTCACTACTGACACCTCATGCAACCGAACCTCTTTGAGCGTTCGATTGTCTGGCCCAGTCCATTCATCTTTGACCGTTGAGAATCCGAATGACATTGTGCGCGTGTCACCGCGGGCAATGCTCACGGAAAGGTCACGGGCGTAACTTGTGTCAGGCAAATCAATCTCCGAATACAGGCCATCTGAGCGACTATCAAGGCGCAAGGTCTTAGCCCTCGTACTGCCAAGGATAAGGCGCTCATCGTGGTTGATATAGGCGCGAACGTCATTCTTGGCTTTGAGCGAGCGATCAAATGCGCCGGGCGCAATAACTTCAATGAAAGGCAGCGGCAAGCTGGGCGAATCGTAGCGCGCAGCGAAACCGCCAAAAGTCATTCCATCGCCAGATTCAGCAGCGCGAACTTCAACAATGTCTGCGTCAAAGTTTCTAAATTCAACATTCATGTGCATTACCTTTCGGTCAAACTTGATATACGGCTTGTGGATCTTCAGGATCAACCTGGGCGATCCCTTGCAATTGGACTGACGGTAAACCTGTGTGAGTGATTGGCGCGAGTCCAACAGCGGCAGCGGCTGCATCAGGATCAAAGCCGGCTTGCACCAACTTCACAGCCATTGCAACGCGCTTGTCCAATTCAGTAATGGATGCTGCGCCGAGATCCACGTTTGCCAATGGCACTCGGTAGACCTCTCCACCTTCGACAGGCTCCATGTCCTCAAGGCGGTGAATATCATTGATGCTCAAATATCCGGCCTGAGTCGCGCTGGAATAGGCAGCAAAGCGTTCTGTGAGATTGGCGCGCAGCAAACCATCCACGTTGAACTTCATAAACGCGCCGCCGTTAAGCATTGGCGAGTATGCCTGTTCAATCTTTGAAATGTACGGCAGCAACGTGTAAGTCACAAACTGCTTGCTGTTTTCCTCTACGCTTGCGTAAGACATTGAGCCGGGCTTAGTGGACTGCAACAGGTGCGGTGGAATCCTGAAGATGCGCGCAATCTCTTCAACCGAGAACTCACGCGAACCGAGCATCTGTGCTTCATCAGGATCAACAGCGGTTTTCACAAACTTTGCGCCACCAGTAAGAATCCCTGGGCGGTACGCCTTGCGCAAACCTCGATGCTCGCGCTCCCAGTTGTCTTTCAAATCCTTGGCTTGATCTTGCGTCATTTCATGCGGTGTCTCAATGATGCCGCTAGTCGTTGACCCACTGCCAAAGAATTGTGCAGAAAAGTCCTCGAGTGCTTTAGAGAGTCCAAGTGTTTGGCGTAGCGTGTCAATGCGCGAGACTCCGCGCAGCTTGCCCGGTTGCCGCATCTCAGTGATGTGCAGCATGTCATCGTCGGCAACACGGCGCTTACCAGCGTCAATCTTGTATTCAATAAGACCTTCACTGTTGCGCACGACGTCCACGCGGTGCGGTGCTAGAACACTCAAGGCAACAATCTCGCCAGTGTTGGGGTTGCGCAGTTTGCGCACAAAGGCGTTGCCGTCAATGAGCAGGGAAACCAGCACCATTTGAAAGTGATCAGCGCGAGTAACAGAAAGATCAGGCTCGGGGTCAACCAACCACGCCGGCATTGGGAAAGCCACACGCTGATCGTTGGTGTTGACAAAAGTGTCTAGGGGCAAAGTGCTGATCACATCTGAGATTAAGCGCACAGATGCGTAGACAGCGCCGATGGTAATGGCGTTATCTTGATTGATGTTGACACCAGCCAAGGTACGGTTAGGCATCTCGCCACCAGTTTGAAACAGCGTCGCTGCGCTAATGGCGCGGGTTGCGTTAGGTCTTAGAATTCGATCCAGCATTGTTCACTCTTTCTAAGCCCAGACCAAACAGCACAACGAAAATGCCGCCAGCGATTACAGCAGCCGGCGGGAAAATAAACCAAACGCCAACAGCAATGACAATGAATCCAATGAGTTGAATGACGGTAGCCACGGTTCAACCCCTTCCTAATAAAATTGCGGCACAACAGCCGCTGGTGCATCTTCAAACTGCATGGCTCGCTCAAGTCCCATGATGGCGGCAACAGCCAAGTCAATCTTGCGTGAAGATGATTTGTTTTCTTTATAGATGCGAGTGCCGCGTGAGTCTTGCTTCAGGACAGCGTTGGACACATGCCGGTTCAATGCAGGGTTGCCGTCATGCGTGAGTTGACGCTCAAGCACCATCTGGGTAAATCTCTGTGTTGCTGGTGTCATGCGCGCTGCGCTTTGTGGGAACGCCACAACGGGCAAGCCTTCAGACTCCAACACTTCGAGCGAGCGCGCCCAAAGGTGCGTGTCAGCCGTGACTTCAACGACGCGCCAACGCTCAGCACACGCCCTGATTCTTTCCTCAACGTCAAGGATGGGAACAGTCCAGCCAACCTCACCCGGTGGCTTTTCCCACACGCCAGCAACAGCGATGTGAGGAAACTCCCCAACCTGTACCGCGATCAGTGCAGTTGAGTCATTACTAAACGATCCATCAAGGGCAAGCACAACATTCACATGATCAGGAATCTCTCGGGCATTGTGGCATTCAGTCCACGCAACATCAGGCAACCATTGACCCTGAATACTTACCGGGCGATTGAACCAATAACGCTGCCACTCAGCCGAAGATGTTTGCGGATCATCATAGGAATCAGCGAGAGCTTCAACATCCATCCAGTCAGCGGCTGGGCCATAGACCTGTTTTAATCCGGCTATACGGTCGCGCCGTTTCTCGGCATCAAACTTTGAGTCAGCCTGCGCGTGATCGAAGTACAATCCAGAATCTTTAGTGCGACCTTCCTTCACCGCCTGCGCGTAGTCAAAGGTGCCTTCGGCCACGCTGCTTTCGCCGGGCGCGAACATTGTTGTTGTCTCCAGCGCCCAGCCGTGAGCAAGTTTGCGCTTAAGCAAGTTACGCAGCACAACCTGGTGCAGCCGTTTCAACTTTGGTTGAATCCACAGATGCGACTCATCAAAGACAGTGAACGTGGACTTGCCACCGTCAGCACTAGAATCTGCTGCTGTCTCAGGCCGAATCACGCCGCCGTTGGGCAGCAAGGTGCGAGCGTAGCCGGGATCAATGCCAGGATACTTGTCTTGCAGTGCAGTTGATTCCTTGCACATGTAGAGAATCGTGTCGTAAGTATTGCCGGCTTGACCGAGTTCAGTTGCAAAGCACAGAACCTCTGGGCGTTTTACTGGCGCGCCAACAGGTTCGCCGGCCTCGTATGGATAACCCCATGCGCTCACTTCACCAGCGACAGCCCAGTGATCAAAGCGAACAGGGCCAAGGGACTCAGCCATTGCAATGAAAGCAGCAAGCTCTGACTTAGCGCGACCTTTCGGACGGCTGATAACTGAGCGTCGAATTGTTTTCTTGCCCGTTGAGTCAACCTCATACGATTTCACAATGAAGCGAGAGAACTCAATATCAAGCCGAATCTTTTGGCCTTCAATGTCACCTGGGCCATGCACAAGGAAAGTTTCAATCCAATCAATCACAGCAAAGCCCAGCGAGTTAGTCACAGATTGCCTTCAGTCGCTTACGGCGTTCAGCATCCATGTTCACAGTTTGCGCAACCTCGTTAGATTCCTCGGTAATCTTGAGCTTTAGACGTAGCCGCGCCTCTGGCGTTGACCCGAAAGCCGAGACTCTGAGCCGTATTTCAGCAGCCAGATTGGTCGCACCCTCCCACATTGCCGTGTGAAGTAGCGCCGTATCAAGTAGAAAATCCCAATCTGACTCAGTAAAGCCCTGCGCCAAAGGTGATGTTCGGAAACTGTGCCACCAAGCTTTGGTGCGAGGATGCCAGGTTATGTCTTTGGGCAGCGGAGATCCGCGCAGGATTCCATCTGCTGAAACTTTTGTGATGTCGGCTTCGCGCTTAACGTTGTCACGTTCGCGTGTTGCCGGCTTACCCGTTGGCGCTGGGCCTCTACCTGCCATGAGTTGACCTTTCTTGTGCAGGGAGCCGATTTAGGGCCAAAGTTGATGCGTCAGACCATCGCGCAGTCTTTTTACCC